TCATTCAACAGGACGGCAAATGTATCAGGACGAAGTTGGAGCCATCTCTTCCCACAATCTTACACTAGGACTCGACGGCTCTCATCAATTTGCGGACATGAACAAGGGGATTACCCCCGTCTTTTTCCTTGAGCCGATCCAGAACCCGCAAAAGACGGCGGAGGCTGGCCGGCCGATCTGCGACGATATGGAGAGGGTGCGGCTCTTCGTTGCCGGCGACCCCTACAATCAGGTCGTTCATCCGGTTGATGCAAAAATGAAGGACCGCTTTCCCGAAGCCTATCGGCGCTGGAAAGAAAAAAACGAGGACATGCATATCGAAGGCACGCCCATTCGTCAGTGGTCGCTGCTGACTCCCGCCAATATCGCGGAATTTGAAGCCATCAAGATTTATTCGGTCGAGGGGCTGTCGCAGATCCCGGATTCCTCTCTCCAGCGGGTCATGGGCTTGCGCGAATGGCGCGAGAAGGCCCGCGCATGGCTGGCGACCGCCAAGGACGGTGCGGCGGCGGTCAAATACGCGGAGGAAAATGTGCGCCTCAATGATGAGATCGCGGATCTCAAGCGCCAGATGGGCGAACTCAGTTCGCAGATGGCGAGCATGAACAAGCGCGACCACCAGCACGGCGCAAAGAAGTAAACTCCCGTGGCGCGCCTTTCGCCGGTTGAACGTCTTTTCCGAAACTGCATGCCGGAGCCAAATTCCGGGTGCTGGTTATGGGTTGGCCATATCGCAAAAAAGACAGGATATGGCCAGCTGAGGCTCTCGCATGAAACCAGCGAACGCGCCGTTGGGGCGCATCGTGCTGCCTATGCCCTCTTGAAGGGACCAGTGCCAGATTCGATGCATGTTTGCCACAAGTGCGATGTGAGGTCGTGCGTTAATCCTGACCATTTGTTCCTCGGTACGCAGGCCGATAACTTGGCTGACGCATCTCGCAAGGGGCGTCTCAATTGGACGGCTCCGCGACCCCGGGCAAGAGGCGAGCGCCATCACGCCGCCAAACTTAATGAAACTATTGTGCGTGCTATTCGCATCTCGACTGAGCGGGGCGCTATTCTAGCGGCGCGCTATGGGATAAACAACACCACAGTCAGCAAAATTCGCCGTGGCATCATCTGGGGCTATGTCACATGCTGATCGACATCATCCAGGGAACGGCGCGACGCTGTAATTATCCGCAGCCCACCGTCGCTATCGGAACCACTGATCCGAATATCGCCCTGATGGTGGACAGCGCCCAAGACGCGGGCGATGACGCAAACGAAAGGGTGAACTGGCAATCTCTGAAATTGCAGTCCCCCGCGACATTCACGGGTGACGGCACAACGCCCGCCTTCCCTCTTCCGATTGGGTTTCAGAGACTTTCGCCAAGCGATACGTTCGTCTCCGATCTCTATCCAACGTGGAAATTACCCGGCCCCGTCGCGGAAAGCGACCTTGTACGCCTCAAGGCGCTGCCGATGGCTATTCCCGTCCATGTGTGGCGTCAGGTTGGCTCGACGGTCCCCGGCAGCGGCGTGATCGTACCGATGATCGAGTTCTTCCCCCCTCTAGGAGCGGGGGAGACGGTCTCATATGTCTATGCCCAGGGCCTTTGGGTCACAAACTCGATGGGGGCGCAATATACAAACCCCATATGGCAGGCCGATAGCGACGTTTCTCTCATTCCCGAGAGGCTAATCAGGCTTGGCGCGGTGTGGAGATGGAAACGCCGCAAGGGCTTCGACTATAGCGAGGAACTGGCTGACTACGAGGGCGCGTTGGATAGGCTTGGCGGACAGGAGGATACCTCTCCCGTCGTCGGCATGTCGGATGACATCGGCCCGATTGACACGTGGCCGGGAATTATCACCGACGCATCGGATAATACCTATTAATGACAAAAAAGCTCTGGTTATGGAAGAATGGGCCTAATGAATTTTGGGCATTTGACAATCTGTATCCATGCCACCCTGACGGCGATCCGATGACACTTGGCGAACCATGCGGTTATGCCCTTGTTATGGAGTCGGTTGATGCCCGTAAGTTGGACAATATTACACCGACCGTAAGCGGCGGCACGAATTGGGCGCAGGGCAATCGCCCCAGATGACGTTCCGCCGCGTTGCTCTGCGCCAGAGTAAACCGGAATCGCAGATCGTAAAGCCAATGGATTGGGTCGCGCCCATCGGAGGGTGGCAGACCAATGTCCCATTGGTGAATATGCCTCCTACGGCAGCGTCGCAGCTTATAAACTTCTTTCCTGAATCGGGCTTCGTTCGGGCGCGCAATGGTTCGCAGGCTTGGCTCACCGGAATAAGCACGAGCGTCGAAACGCTCATGCCCTATTCAGGCGCGACCCAGAACATGTATGCCGTCGCCGGCACGAGTATTTACGATGCAACACTCGCCGGAGCGGTCGGATCGTCCCTCTATACGGTAGCCAACGCTCACCTGAGTTTCTCTAATTTCACCAATTCGGGCGGCCACTGGCTGGTTTGCGTCAACGGGGTTGATACGCCATTTCTTTATAATGGCTCTACATGGGCCACCACATCAATCACAGGTCCAGCGGACCCGACAAAGTTATTCGTCGTTACCGCATATCGGTCCCGACTGTGGTTCTTGGAGGAAGGGACGACCAACCTTTGGTTTTTGCCTACTTTAGCAATTACGGGCGCGGCGCAGGCGGTCAATCTCGGCGCGGTCATGAAATTTGGCGGTCTCCCCGTCGCGATCAACACTTGGACGATGCAGGTTCAGACTGGCGTCCAGCAAGTTCTCTGCATTCTGTCTAGCGAGGGCGAGCTAGTCATCTATACGGGGTCAGATCCCACTGACGCCACCAACTGGTCTCTGATGGGAACCTTCAAGTTAGGGTTTCCTCTCGGGACTGACCGATGCATGTATCAGATCGGCGGCGATCTCGCCATTATGACGGTCGATGGAATTGTTCCTGCCTCTCAGGCAATCGCACTTGATCCGGCCGCCTCCGATCAGGCGTCAATGACCAAGAATATTTCCCCGACGTGGCTTTCAACGGTGCAGTCGGTGGGACGCACGACCAACGGGTGGCAATTCATCACCTATCCGGCACGCAGGATGGCGATCATCAACGTGCCAGATCCCGCACGGGGCGTCTACCAACTTGTGATGAATACTGAGACGCTGGCCTGGACACTGTTTAGCGGCATGCCGTCCGCAGCTTCTTGGGCAGTCTTTAACGGGAACCTGTTTTTCGGAACTACGGGAAGCGGCGTCTGGCAAGCAGACTTCGGCTCATCTGACGGCACGGCTCCCATTGACTGCCTTTCAGTGGGAGCCTGGACGAGGGTAGGGGACGGACTCGCGCCCAAAAGCACGACCATGATTGGGGTCGATTGTATCATCGACGCCAATGTTTCGATCTATGCGGGTTCGTCATTCGATTATGCGGCGCGTGTTCCTTCGGCTCTTGGAGCGAGCGGGGTAGCCGTTGCGGCAGCCCTTTGGGATAGCGCGCTGTGGGATAGCGCCATGTGGTCTGGGATTACGCCAGTGCGCCTGATCGCGGATGCGGGCGGAGAGGGTGTCGTATTCGCGCCCACCGTGCGGGCGCTCGTCAAGGGGAACTCCTCGGCCCCGTCGAATTGCATGGTTCTAGGCGGGTCGCTTCAGTTCCAGCAAGGCTCCGGGATTTGATCGTTTCCGAGCCTCCCGATCTCATTGCCAAATGGGTTGGGGAGCGGATCGGAGAAGAGTTCAGGCCGCCCTATTCTTCCTTGGCGCATGTGGATGCGGCTGGGAGCATCACGGCGGCCTTTGTTTTCCAGAATTGGACACGCCATGACATCGAAATGTCGGTGGCGGCGATCTCGATCCCGCGCACTCTTCTGCGCGCCGTCTACCGCTACACGGTTGATCAACTTGGCTGTCGCCGCGTCACGTTTCGTGTGCGGTCGAGCGATCTGAAAACACAGGAATCGGCGCAACGCCTTGGTGCAAAGTGGGAGGGCCGCATTCGGCGGTTCTACTCCAACAGTGAGGATGCGGTGATCCTCGGCATTCTCAAAGAGGACTTCCGGTATGGCTAATTTCCCC